CAGCCACGTCAATTTGGTCTCGGTGCCCGCTTCCGTAATCCACGATCTTGATACCACTGTCCGCAAGCTGTTTGACGGCGCTTTTGATGGCCTGATTGTAAGAGACGGCCCCGCTCATGACCTGCATCTCAGCGTTGTCTAACGCCCATTGATAGGCTCTGGCCGGGGGGAGCATCGTCCGCCCGTTGCCCACCAAGAAGCCCATGGAGCGGGTCAGGTTGCGGAAGGTCTGCCGGGTCTGCTCGTAGATAGCCCAGGTGTCCTCGATGCTCACCAGCGTCTCCGGGGCTGTTACACCCGCAAGGTCCATGACCTCCCGGTAATACTGCTGGTTACGCTCTACCACATCGTCCAAGAGCTTTTGAAGGTCCCGCTGACTGATGCTGGCCGTGCGCTGGATGGCCCTTTCGATCTCCTCCAGGCTGATCCCGTGGGAGCGAAGGGCCCGGATATCCTGCACCGTGACTTCGTTCAGTTCTCCGGCCAATTTCAGCCGGGAACATATCTCGTCAAGGAGGGTTGCCTCCAGACTGCGGTACAGCTCGGCAAGTTCTTCTGGGAGGGCGTCCAATACCTCGGGGCTAAAAAGGGTATTTCACCTGACCACCCCCTCAAGCACATTCACCCCAAACGAGTATTTCAGGATATAGCCGATAACGGAAAGAATGAAAGCGACAGAGATTATCAGAACTATGTATTTCCAATCATTCAATCTCGTTCTCCCCCTCCGTATTCATGTCCTCCATTTTCGGCAGCATCTTTTTGGCCGTGGCCTCATCCTCGCCGTACCATTTAGCTCGGTACTCCCAATCGTTCATAACGCCCATGGAGACATCCTGCCGGTCGTTGGCCCGCTCCTTTTCTTTTGCATCAGCATCATCAAGGACACTGTCTCCCCAAGAATAAGTAACCTCATAATCACCAGCAGGGGCCAGATTATAAAGCGTGGCATACACGTCCATGGCGTAGATCAGGCTGTCAAAGGTGTGCTGCAACGCTTTCTGGATGCTGTCTATAGTGACAAACATCCGCTGTTTGCTGTTACGCACCTCCGTGGCCGTCTTTTCCACGCTCTGCGGGTCGGACAGCGTGCCATAGGACAGGCCAACCTGGAACTCGATCTGTTTCAGGATATTTTGAAGCCCACGATAAAGCGGCTCGTCCCGAAACTCTGGCTCAAACTGTTCAAAGAATTTCCCATCCCGAGAGAACGGCGCGATTTCAAACAAGCGCTTGTCAAAGTCCCTAGCCACCGTTTCGGTTGCGTCCATGAATATCTTTCTCTGTCCGCTCTGGAACTCCCAGCGGATCAAGTCCCACTGCTCGTCCGCTCTCCGGATGAGATCAACCACAGAGCCGCCATAGATAGACATTCCCGTCTGGTCATCCGTGTCCACATTGTTGGACTGCGGCGGCTTAAAGTAAGCGAACAGAGGCCCTTCCAGGTTCTCTATCTTGACTTCCGGCTGAATATCCACCCAGTCCGACACTTCGCTCAGAGCTACTGCCGCTCCAACAGAACCGCTACTGTCACTGTGATACGCCTTGTTCTGGATGGTGTATGTAGTGCCCTCCAGATTGTGATACTCCAGACGGACATAGTATTTATCGTTGACCTGCGCTTTCTCTCGGAACACCCCACCGACACAAACGCCCGCCGCATCAAACTTTGTCGGTTGAAACGCTGCTGCGCTGGTAGCATCTACCAGGACACGATTTCCGTAGATATACGGCTTGAAGGCGATTCCTCCAACGGCAAGCCC